ACCAAAACCGCAACTCTCTGAGGCCGTAGCATGGATTCACAAATGTTGTTTAACATCGTCATTGGTCTGGCTTCGTTCTTCGGCGGCTGGGTGCTTAACAATATCACCAAGGCTATTGACCGCCTTGATGATGACGTGCGCAAAATGCCCACAACATATCTTTCTAAAGATGAATACCACCGCGACATTGCTGAGATCAAAAGTATGCTGTGCAAGATTTTTGACAAGCTAGACAACAAGGTAGACAAATAATGGATCCGATTACCATACTCGCGGCGCTCGGACCACTTGCTGTAGACTTAGGGAAATCCCTAATCGGACGGTTTATTCAATCTGACGTCTACAAGCCAACCAACGTGGGCGAGTATGTGCAGATGCGTAACGTCGATTTAGAGATGTTTAAGGCGATGAATAACGCTGGGGCTGGTGGTAACACCTACCCGTGGGTTGAAGCGATTGTGCGCCTCATGCGCCCCTCTGTAGCGGCAATTGCCCTAGGCACATGGTCGTTTATGATGGTGACAGGGCAAGACAACCCAGCCGTAAATAATTTTGCCTCTGCTGTTGGCTTCTACTTGTTTGGCGACCGCACACTCTTTTACGCGCAGAAGAAATGAATACAAACTGGAAGCGCTCGTTTGATCTGATGTTGCAGTCCGAAGGTGGGTTTAGCGATGACACACGCGACAACGGTAACAAGTTACCCGATGGTCGCCCAGGCTCCACGATGCTGGGTGTCACGCAGTACAACTGGGAACAATGGCTTGGACATGAGGTCACACATGAACAAATGCGTAAACTTACTGCGGCGGATGTTGAACCATTTTACAAGCGGAAATTTTGGGACGCCGTGCGAGGTAGTGCTCTACCTCTCGGTATTGATTATCTCGTGTTTGATTTTGCTGTAAACGCAGGGCCTGGTCGCTCGTCCAAACTTCTACAGACCGCTGTAGGTGTGCCTGCCGATGGCATGATCGGACCAATCACATTAGGTGCCGTAGCCGTCTATTCTCCAACCCAACTTATTGATAAGTTCTCAGAAGCCAAAATCGACTTCTATCGTGGGTTGTCAAATTTTGACGTCTACGGCGTCGGTTGGATGAACCGTGTTAAGCACGTCCGTAAGGCTGCGCTTGAGATGGTGGGCTCCAACCAAACTTAAGCCACGTCTTTTGCACGTCGGTAGACGCTGCAGGGACGTAGACGAACGTAGGGTCGTCTCTAAGTGGACAAGCTGCTTTCTTCATGCAACGATCGTTTAAGTCACACCAAGTGATGTGGCTGCAAACACAAGTTTCATCTATCTGATTCGAGGTTGACATAGCGTACTCTCCCTGAGATGGCAATTAAATCTGGTTGTTGTTTCTTAGCTTTTTCTGCTGCTAGTTTTAGTGCTGGTGGTAACTGATAGGGCTTCACGTCTTTTAATTTCTCTGTTGACATACCACACCGCCTTTTTTAAGTCTTCGATTGCGTCGTGTTTAAGATCAGCACGCCAAATATATTTTATGGCATTCCCTAAGCAAAAGTTCATAGTTTCGGTAATCTGGATACACTCCACGCCAGACGGGTGTGCTGTGTAATGTGGCGGGTGGTTAACAAGGTCTTCGGCTATCTGTTGAACTGTTTTTAATGGCATAGGGTGTGCATAGCCTCCGTGTTTTTCTAAATAATCTTCAATTGTTTTCTCCTCACTCATACTTTGCTCCTAGCAGTTCTACCCTTGGGTGGTGAAATAGCCATGCTGCTGCATAGTCTGGTCTGGGTGCGTCAATCTCTATCTTCTCAGTGACTACGGTGTCTTTAATCTTTTTGTTTGGTGCCTTACGTTTGCCAACAAACTCAACAGAATCACCTTTGCCGTACCTGTATGCCTTCGTAGGCACCCCGTACTTACCACTGCGCCACTCACACACATAAATGTGACCGGCCTCCTCTAGGCGTCGTAGGTGAGCTGCAATGGCAGTAGCAACCATTTTCATTTCTTTGGCAATCTCAGCAGCAGTCATGCTTTTTTTGCTTTTCAGAATGTCAAGCACTTGTTCTTGTTTGGGGGTGATCATGTGTTTTTCTCCTCAATGTTATAAAACCAATTGTCATCCGCACTCCATTTGCGGGTGCCATCTACCGTCCAGAATGTTTGTGCCGCTTGAAAGTCAGGGAATTTTGTCTCGCTTGGTATTAGGCTTTGGTCGTACCACAGGCACCGGTTGTTTGGCTGGCAAGCAAACTGTCCGTTATCAAGACGTATAAAGTTAAACGATTTGTGTTCTTCTGCCTGTTCGGTAAAACCCGTATCCAAGTCTTGCCCATCCGCGCAAAAGTCTACGGTAAACAAGTAAGTACCAAACTGCCATGTCTTGTCTTTAGCCAAGAACTTAACGCCTAAGTTGCGCAGGCCAATCTTTTCGATGACCGTAAACCTATACCCCATGCAGTCCCAAAGTTGTAATGTGTCGATAGGCAGCATGGCAGGGCTATCTGTATGCCAAACATAAGCGTGGATGGGCAGCTTGTCGTACAGAGCACCGTAGTTAGGTAGTAGGCTCTCTATGCGAAACACCTGACCTCTGAGCGCTTTGATGCTGACCCAGATGGCGGGTTCGTATTCGCCGTGACCTTTGGTAAAGTTATATAAAAACTCACGCCGCACAAAGCACTTTAGTGGCGGGAGGGATGAGACGATGTAGCTCATGTGTTGCGCTCCTTTAGCTTGGCTTCTGCCCACCACACGGCAGACTGAAAAGCCTGTTCTGTCACCCAGCTTTGTTTTACGCCTTCTGCTATCTCCTCGTCAGTCAGCCCGACCCATATACGTTTAATCGCTTCAGTCTCGTCAATCCCATCTTGTTTGCCAGCAAAGTATGCTCGTTCATAAATGTCTAGTGGGTGTTGTGACTGCTCAACACTCAACCCACCAGACCGATGCGCCATGTCGGATGTGTCCCATTGTTCAAGTGCTTGGCGTAAATCGTCTACAACAATAGCAATAATATGCTCGTCAGCTCGTAGAAGTTTATTTTCTAGCACTTGCTTTGCTGACTCTGCGGCTTTGCGTAATTCAGTCATGCCTTTTCTCCCTTCAAACACCGATCATATAGATCACAACGCTCCGGACTGATGCATTCGCACTTGATTGGTTTCTTTGCTGCATCCCACCCCGCGCACCAAGCTCGGTATGCAAACCCTTGTGACTTGGTACCCTCCAAGCTGTCGTACCACAGGCTAAATAAGATGTCTTTGGTCATTTCTGCCACCTTGCTCTGATTGCGGCTGCGCAACTTTCCCAACTAGCGTCAATCCTTGCGCCCTCTGATTCACACAACTTTGCACACGCTTCACGTTCCATCAGAATGGCCTCTTCAATGGCCAAAACCACTGCGGCTTTGACTTGCTTTTTGCAGTCTTCAAAACCTTTTTCGTATTGATTCATTTTGCCTCCAACGCAGTCTTAATCAAGTGAACAATCTGGCGGCTGATTGAGCGAGTCTGGCTATCGGCTTGCGCTTTCACAACCTTGAATATCTCAATCGGCATACGGATGGTGACAAATCTATCTTTAGGTTCGATCATTTCTATTCTCCAGTATTTGTGCCTTGGCATCCTCAGCACCAAGTCCCACAATAACATGGTAACCAACACTTTGTAAATAATCAATCATGCCTTGTTGCTCTGGCGATATCTTGCCACCCTTGACTTTCTTCATCTCAATCCACAGTTTCCATGCCGGTACAAACAAGTCTGGGATGCCAGGCACCACGCCCTCGACCTTAAGCTTCATGGCTTGCGTCTTGGAGCGCAGTCCCCCATTTGGAATCGCAAAGATTAATGTATCCGGATAGGTGCGGCGAAACCACATGATAAGGTGGGCTTGTTCTAGGTGTTCTGAAGTCACCATGTCATTCCCCGCAGAAACAAGCAATGCCTTCTTCATCTGGATCAATAAGTGATATCTGATCTTTTGTAAACTGCGCCATGCTTGCATAGCCAGGACGATCTTTGCGAAAGGTGGCACCGCTTGGTTTGGATGCCAATACCATAGCTTCCATATTTGCCCACCAAATCGCACGCTCTGGCCTTTCAGCAATAAGTGTTGCAATCTGATTGGCTGGCTTTAAAAAACACAGATCACAATTGCCCGCCAATGTCCTACCGTTATATGTCGGCAACTCAAGATTAAATGATTGTTTTGCCCAAAAATTACCTACATCTTGAACACTTACTTTTGCAGTAAATAGAGGTATCCTGCGCTTATCCGCTACCTTTGTGGCGCGACGTGCTTCGTCATATCGCAACCCTATCCATGATGCGTTCTCTAATTCTGATTTTGTGCAATCGTCAAACAGTCCAGAGTGTTTAAGAAAACACGCCATAGTGCGTATTTTTAATTCACTTGTGCAAAACCTTGTTACTGGATTAGGTAAATATTGACGCTTGCGAATGATTGCCTCAAACGGTTCCCCGTTTCGTGCGGCCGTCTCATAAGTAACTTCTTTGTACCTATACTCTGGCTTTTCGTGTTCTTGATATTCAATCCAATGTATTTTGACATTCCAATTAACAGAACAATCGTTAACAAACTTTAGTGTGGCTTCCTCTTCTTTGCCTGTGTTTGCAAAGCACACAATGCCATCATCAGGCATCTTCCCGCCATGTGCCTCTAGCACTTTGTAAAGCATATAGGCAGAAGTCCTGCCGCCAGAGAAGCTTATGCACGTTGGTTCTGTAATTTCGTATGGGTTTACCATAATCTTTTCACCACCTTATAAAATTTGCCATCCCGCTGGTAAGAAATCATGCGAGGCGGGTTAGCCTGGTTCATCTGCACCACCAAATAATTGATAGGTGCCTGCTCTTGGTTAATGCCAGACAGCACTGCCTTTGCTTGGTTGCCTATGTCATGCAACAACTGCCATGATTTCTGCCCAGCAAAGCCTTGATTAAAAATGGGCAAATACTCAGTAATTGGCGGGTCAGTCAAGCCACCATAGTAAGTGACAGCAATCATTTCGTTGCCACTGGCACGGCTAACATGCTTGCGCCAATGCCAATCAGTCACCGGCATATCCATGCCATTTAGCCCCATGATGTCGTCATGGCGCAGCACTAACTTCTTTTCTTCTGGCGGTGGGAATGCGTGACCACAGTTCGGGCAGACCTTAGCAGAGATATGCACAATCTCATGGCACTCATCGCACACCTTGACCGGTACCTCGCCCTCACCCGACCCACCCTTTTTTGGTGGCTGCACGTTGGTGATCGGACCGTGCGTCTCGACCACCCCCGCAAAGTCGAGCACCAAGCAGTGATCGGTGTGACTCTTGGGGCGCATACCACGCCCTGCCATCTGGACATAGAGCGATGCGCTCATGGTTGGGCGTAGCATAGCGATCAGGTCTATATCCGGATAGTCAAATCCTGTGGTCAGCACATTGGCATTGGTCAGCGCACGAATGCGCCCAGCCTTAAACTCGGTCAGTATCCTGTCACGCTCTGCCTTGGGTGTTTCACCGGTCACACACGCTGCAGTCACGCCCTGCGCAATTAATTCTTGGCATACGTTCTGTGCGTGTTTGACACCAGCGCAAAAGAACAACCAGGCGCGTCGATCACAGGCAAGCTTGATGACCTCACGCACCACTTGTTTATTTTTATCGGCATTGTCCACTGCCGCCTGCAACTCG